TTAGAGACAAACTCATGAAAGTCTTGCTGATTGCGGAAATGCAAATAGATTGTCTTGAATGGAGGATTGTCTTTCTGAATAAACTCAGGCATTCCTACCCAGAGTTTTTCGCGCTCGTTTTCATTATCATCTTCCATACCAAGGAATTCTGCAAGAGATGTTTCTTCTGGTTCTACTGGTACAGTAGTTTGTCCAAGGAAGTTATCATATGGTGCAGATTCTTCAACGGGTGTCTTTGTCATTATACCATCCTACTAAAATTCTTTTGCTTCTCAAAGCGGTATACTTTATCAAACTTGTCTAGGAGTTGATCTTGCTTGTGTGAGATTATATATGTATTTGTATCGTCTGTCAATGTCTGAATGATCTTGAGGAACTCATCGGTACCGTTTGCGTCCAGACTTCCATCCAAAATCTCGTCCAGAATAAGCAAGTTGGTATTCACACTGTTCTTCATCTTTGCAATAGAACGCCAAGTGAAGAGAAGTGCCAGATCTATTCTGGTTTTCTCACCTTCTGAAAAGTTGGAATAAGAAAACTCATCACGAAATCTGGACTTGATGACCTCATTGAAGTTCTCATCTATATTGAAGTTGACAAAGAAACCCATCTGAGCAAGGTACTTGTTGACTAGCTTGTTGATGATTGGAATATACTGCTTGATGATCTTCGTCTTGATACCGCCATCCTTGAGTAGAGACATGGCCGTTTCAATCATGGTACGTTCGTTTAGACGGAATTGCAAAGAACCTTCCATGCGATAGATTTCTTCTTCCGCAGACTTCAAGTCTTTCTCACTGTCCAATACAAGCTTGTCAGAGTTGCGAATCTTGTCCATGTTGTCTTCAATGTCATTCATCATGGATACGATGTGCATCATTGTCTGCTTGCTGGACTTGATTTCAGCAGAGATAGAATGTGAACGCTTAGACTTATCTTCAAGATTATTGATCTTTGTAAGCAGATCATCCATATGCTTCTTTAGCAGATCAGCATACTTCTGTGCTTCGGCAGCTTGTTCGTGAAGCTTGATCTTACGTCTTTCTCTAAAATGTTCATCAATGTGCTGCTTACAGGTTGGACATTCATCATGCTCTGTAAGGAACTCAATCTCTTTGTCACAGCGATGGATATTTGTTTCCTGAGTTGTAAGAGATACGATAGAGTTGGAATAATCGTTTCTAACATCTGCAAGATTGACAACATCATTCATGAGGTCTTCTTTTTCGTCCAGAAGACCTTTTACTTTATCTAACAAATCTTTCTTTTGCTGTGTAAAGTCTGCAAGCTGCTTTTCAAGTTCAAGCAGTCTGTCATCATTGTTCTGCTTTAGATTGGCCAGTGTACGCTCAACATAGTCTCTCTTGTCCTGTGCAGACTTGAGAAGCATACGATTTTTCTCTACACTTTCCTTATTCTCTTGCCAACGCTGCTTTACTAAAAGATTCATCACTGAGAAGATTTGGATGTCCAGCAAGTCTTCAATAATAGTGCGACGATCAGCAGATGTTAGCTGCATGAACGGTGTAAAAGATGCTGAACCAAGAATGACAATCTGACAGAAGGACTTCATGTTCATCTTGAGAATGAACTTTTCAAGATATTCCTGATAGTCTCTGGAAGCTGAGTCCTGATTCAGCAATGAACCATCAACCCATATCTCAAAGATATTAGGACGAATGCCACGCACAATCTTGTAGTCTTTGCCATAGGCCTTGAATACAATCTCAACCTTACAGTCTTTGTTGTTTACACTGTTTACAAGTAGAGGCTTGTTGATCTTGCGGAATGGTTTGCCAAACAAAACAAAAGTAAGCGCGTCAAGTATGGTTGATTTACCATGCCCGTTCGCGCCTACTATCAAGTTTGTCTTTGAGGAATTCAGTTCAATCTCAGTCCACGCATTACCAGTAGAGAGAAGGTTCTTCCATCTAATCAGTTCAAATGTAATCATAGTGCGTTGTGATACTCACGCTGTTCCTTGATGTATTCTTCAGCTTCTTCTTTGGTATGGAAATAAGAAGTATAGTGTCCGCGATGTTCACCATCAAATTCATCTTCCCACACTTCATCGTAGTGATCACCGATCTTCATACAGTAGCGGTCACAATACTCTTCTTCATTCCAAATGTTGTGCCCTTCGACAACAGCATTGAATGTACCTACAATTTCGACTTCCATCAAGTCAAAATCGACACTATCCTTATCATAGCGATACCATTCAATACCATCAGCATCAACCATCTTCAGCTTCTTCTGTACGCCTGTGAGACGGTTGAATATCTTATTCACACGCCAGAATTTGTTACCAATGTTATACTTCATTCTATAGTCTCCAACGACAATGCTTCGGTATATACCTCACGCATGTAATGTTTCATCTTATCATTTTCTACAGGCAAAGTCAACCCACTTATAAAATTATCTAGGATCGTCAATGTGTCTTGTGCTTCGTCTACCAGTTCATCTGCATTATTGTCAGTGAACGAATTGATATCTTCCACAATAGAAATGTCTGCTGCTTGTGCTTGATACAGTTTGTCAAGTAAAACATCAAACGAATATGGATTAGTCTTGTTCACACAAACAATCTTAACATATGTGTCCTTGAACTTGCTATAGTCAGTTGCGCTAATCTTCTCAAGGATATCAGGATGCTTCACATCATCATAAGCGACCATATGAAATATGCGATAAGGATTACGATGAAAAACTGTATCGCGGGATTCAGTATCAAAGACAACAAAGCCCCGAGGATCATTATAATCACTCCATATATGCTCACAAAAAGCGCCAATGTAATGAATATTATCCCTGCTGCTACGGTGATGATAATGACCAGTAAATACGCTATCAAACTTGCCAAGAAGCTTATGATTCCATCCATGGTCTGATAACAATCCTTTCTGCATCTCAAAGCCATCAAGTTCAAGATGACCACAACAAATAAGTGACTTGGTATTCTCTACTGCTTCATAACAAGACTTCTCGTTAGCCTTTGTGATCCAAGGCAACAGAAAGAACGCACAACCATCAATCTCAATCTCTGTGGGTGTTGAGTATATCTTGATGTTGTTATAACGATTACCAACAAACTCTTCAAGAGCATTCACTGTATATGTATCTTTGAAATACTCATCATGATTGCCTGCGATGATGTACATCTCACACAGTTCATTCAGCGGCTCAAGAAAGTCAGTTCTCAATCTGGAATGGGTAAGGACGTTAATATACTTCCTGCGGTCAACAAGATCGCCAAGATGAATGATATGCTTAATGTCATTCGCCTTGATAAATGGAATGAGAAATTCATCTACGCTCCTCTTGAAATAGTCAAGGAAAACTGGGGAGTCATTTCTAACTCCCCAGTGAGTATCGGTAATGAGTAGAACTTTAGTCACGCTCTCTTTTTCCTAGTATTGGACATGTAGAGTTCATTATCGTACTTTTTTAGTGATTTGTCAATAGCTTCTTTTATCGTTTCCAGTCTGTTTCTATAGTTGCCACGAATATGGATGTTCTCTTTCTGGTTCAGAAGGCTATTGATCAAGTGTTCAACCTGAAACGGCACTTCGTTGTTCATCTTTATCTTCCTCATAAAATTTTGTTAAACCCAACTTTTGTTCTTTTCGTTTTTGCTTTTTCAACTCTTCCTTCTCTTCAAATCTTCCCATGAATGAGTTGATGTTATCGTACATATGAGTAGGAACAATATGATTGTCTTCCGTATCTGTCAAATAAGCATTGTATCCATTGTTTATAATTGTTTCCTGAAAGTTCTTGTATATGATATACCTGTTTTTTTCTTCTTTATTGATGCGTCTCAGGAACGCATAATATATGATCTGTGTAAAGTATGCAAATGGATTCTGTGTCTTGTTAGGATCAAAGTCCTTGAAGTACATGATACAGTTTTCTATGCCATCTGATATCATCTCATCTCTATATGAATAGTTGATGAAACATGGTTTGTTGGAAAGCTTGTTAGCTATTTTCCATATACATTCACCAATATACTCAGGAAGTCTCGGTGGTTCTAAACCTTTCTGTGCGCTCTCTTCCACTCTTCTTCTATGTTCAACGATTGTCTCATAGAACTTCTTGTTGTCTACATAGTTTACTTTTTTTTCTTTCATATGCACTTCCTTCTTGACAAACGCTTGACACGACAGTAATATGGCTATGCCAGCGATGATATGAATAACTTTAATCTACATTCGTTAGATCAATCATCTTCTTGATCTGCTTATCCAGTATATCTTTTCTGTTAGGCCATTTGATCATAGGCTTATCTGGATCTTTAGCTAAATGTTGGAGCAAAGGCAAATATGTTTTCCTAATAGTTCTCAGCTTTTCTTTTAGAACTTCTACTTCATCAGTTACGCCAGATGAAGTTACTATTTCTTCTTCATCATGAAATGTAAAGCCAAAATCGTTAGATTCATCTAACTCTGTTACAGTTTCTTTTGCCATTAGTGTAGTTTTCCTTTACCATTCTTGGTCTTGTTGATTAGATTGTTTAGCATCTCAACACCATCTTCGTTATCTAACATACCAAACTCATCATCTTCTTCATCTGATATCTTGGTAGGATCATGCTTACTGAAAGTAATCAGTGATTCTTCATAGTGTTCTTTCAGTTGCTGGTCAGCGTCAGTCATTACAAGAACATTATGTAAGTCCATATCAAATGTCTGATTCTTTGATATTCTGGTAAATATCCACTGCATGAGTGATATGGACAGAAATCCAGTTTGCAAAGATGGAGTATAAACAACCTTCAATGGATTGTTCATCATCAGCTTGCCATTAGCAACATCAGTGACTTCAGTAACAATGTCTTCACCTGTTACCAGTCTAATGAATCTGATATCACTTGAGTTCGATTTTGTAGATTTTGAACTTGAACTTTTCCTCGCCATATATTTTGATCCTTTCAGCAAAATGCTTCAATGTGTAGTTCTCACGCTTGTTGTATCTCATATCATCGGCGATATCAAACAAAGTTGCTGAATCTTTTGTTTCACTCTTACGCAATCCACGACCAATGGATTGCAAGTTTCTTATCCTAGACTTAGATGGGCTAGCAAATATAATGTTATGCAAATTTCTAATATTGATGCCAGTGCTAAAAGTGCCAAAACTAGCAACAATAATAGCCTGCGTTTCCTGTTCAACGATCTTACGAATCTCTTCACGAATATCCACATCTGTTTCACCACTTACGAAAAATATCTTTCTGTCAGTTCCCAGTCGCTCAGAAATAAGCTTGTGGAGTATCCGTCCATGCTTGTCAACGTACTGGTAGAGGACGAGGGTATTACCGTCCAAGGATACAGCGAGGTTAGATATGAATTTGTTCCTTGCCTCATTGAGTACAAGGTATTCAATTTCCTGCTGATAGCTAAACTGCTTCGCAGCTTGACAAATAGATTCACTATGTCGAAGAAGTAAGCACTTGATTTGAAACTCAGCCAAGTGCTTTGCATCCATGAGTTCTTTGGTGGTGATAACTTTACGAACTGATCCAAAAAGTCCTTCAAGTACAAGTTTATGAGTTTTTGTTCCATCAAGGGTACCAGTGGTCCCAATTCTGTATCGCGCATTAGATAACCCCGTCATAATATCTATAAGAGATTTGGCCTTGAACAGATGTGCTTCATCACCGATCACAAAATCATAGTCAGCAAAGTACTTCTTCGGCAGTTGATAGATAGACTGCCAAGTTGAAATCGTCAGAAACTTATCGCTATACTTTTCCTGACCTTGATATATCTTATGTACTTTGTCGCTAACATTCCATCCATTCGTTTCACTATAATCTTTGAAATCGCTTGTCAACTGCTCTACAAGAGAGACAGTCGGTACAATTATCAGACCTCGTTTCAGTCCTCTATTTTCCAGAAAACGAGTAAGAAGATAAATAATAAGAGACTTACCACTTGCAGTGGGGCTAAGTAATAAAGTTCTCCGTACACGAATTGCATGAACGAATGCATCCAGTTGGTAATCTCTTGGTGCATGTTTTGGCCTTATTAGTTCTATAAACTCTTTTGCTTCAGTTAAAGAAAACTCTTCATCATAGTCTTCGTTCTCATAATCCCAATCATAACCACGTTCTTCACAAAACTTTGCAATCTCAGGAACAAGTCCACGATATATCTGACGCTTGTTCGCATCCCATAATCTAATCTTACCATCCCACAACCTCGCACGATACTGAGGCGTGAACTGGTATCCTGGAACCATAAAAGTAAAATGTTCCCGTAGTTCATACGACACACCATCTGTGCAATCAACATGCACGAATGCTTCATCTTTGTTTCGTATGATTATTTTACTATTACTGTCCACCGACAAATCTTTCCCATGACATGTATTCTTTCAACTGCCAAGTACGATTGTTCAACTCCTTCAATACATTCTTACAGAACTCAACAATCTCTTCATGTATCACTTTCTTTAACAGTATGTTATTTAGTTCAGTGTCCGAATCAAGATAGTGGGACAAGTCTGCGCGAAGAACCTTTTTCATCATAGGTTCAAGTCCATACTTCTCAAGGTCTTCTGGGTTGTTCAAGTCTCCACTATAATATTCCCACTTGATCTTGCGTCTGGTATTATACTCAGCATAAAGCTTCTTGACTAACAGATTGTGATGTGTCATGATACGCAAATACTTCGCATGAAGCTTTGGTATGTTAGCCATAGCTTTCTGCGGTTCAGTTTCATCCCATGCTGAGTCTTTGACCCATTCTTCCATGAGTGCGTCAATGTTCACTGGCGGTTTCATTACATCTCCATTACAAAAAATGATTGTAAGTATATAAGGAAATCAAGTTCCTGTCAACTACAATCTTTCAATATCAAATATATCATATCTGAAGGTAACATCTGCGGTAGGTGTAGTATCTGCGGAGTTCATTGTGCTGAATTGTATTCCTCCAAGAGAAACAGGAAACACATTTCTGAACTTTATTCTGATGTTTGATATGTTAGCGTTGGTATTTATAGTCAACAAACCATCTTGATATGGAGAAGCATCTGCATTTATGCTTTTGATGTATTGAGAGTAGCTTTCTGGTCTTGTTAGAGAAACAATCCATTTGAATGTTTCTTCCCATACTTTCAAATCTTCGTCTACCAAAAATGTGATAGTGAAAGCTTCAAAAGACATTTTTGTTGGATGTCTATATGCACTTGCAAAAGGATTAGGTACTTCAATCTCGTTTGATGTTACACCTGGAAGATTGACATTTTGACAGAAGTATCTTGCAAAAGGTAAATTAGGAATAACAAAAGTATACTTCGTTGTTTGAAGAAAGTTTGTGTTCTCTGGATTTATGTTTAGAAAAGATCGTTGTGTCATTTGATACTCCTATATGAGTATTTATGCTTTGGTGGCTTTGTAATAACTGTATGTATTTGGTGACAAAAGAAAGGGGAGCCGAAGCTCCCCAAACTTATATCGCAAAGTGCAACAATTTGTTACATGAGGTTGCGGACACGGAAGATGCGGTAATACTGATTTGTACGATCAGCAATAACACCAAGACCAGGTGAAGATGCATCATCGCCACGCGCAAATGGATTTGCAACCATGCCGTAACGAGTCTTGAAGCCAATCTTAGGCTGGAATGTATCCTGACCGATAGCACGGACCATCTGTAGAGGTACGTATGGGCAGTAGAATAGACCAGCATCATATGGTGATGTACCCTTATAACCAACGGTTACAAGTTCGTCGCCAGCAGATGAACCACCGAAGTATGGATCAATGTAAACCTTTACACGACCGTGCATTGTACCAGCAAAAGTGTTGCCAGTATCGTCTACTTCAAGATTAACCTGAAGAGCAGGTGTGTAATCAAGAACACCAGCCATCGCAAGAGCGGATGCAACATCTGATGAAACGATCAGAATGTTACCCTTACCACGACGAGTTGCCTTCGCAATTGCATTGCACTCACGCTCAATCTGGAATACAAGACCCTTGAACTTTTCAACTGACCAACGGCCGTTTGAGTCTGTGTCAAGATCGAATGTACCAGCTGTGGTTGTTCCGTATGTAGCTCCACGAACAGCAGATGTGTAGATTGTACGAATTACTTCACGATTGATTTCTGCTAGGATTTCTGTAGACAGAATGTTAGCAAGTTCTGTCTCAGCGTCTAGACCGTGAACAGCCTTAAGATCCTGAGCGAGTTCCATTGTGTATTCTGCCTTTAGCGCACGGCTACGAGCAGTTACAGTTACCTTCTCAATGCTGAATGCCATTTCAGCGAATGCGTTACCAGCGGTACCATCGCCTAGTGCTTCAGCTTGAGCAGTTGTCATACCGTTAGCAGTTGTATAAAGACTTGAGTTTAGTGTGTTTGCTACAGGATTTGTGTTAGCATGAGCGCCACCACCAACAAGACCACCAGCTGCGTTCTGAGAAGAAAATGCAGTGTTAGCTTCGTTGAAGAATGCTTCTGTGCCAGTCTGTGAACCATAGCGTGAACGCATAGCAAAGATAAGTCCTGTTGGACCAGTCATAGGCTGTACACCTGCAACATCATAAGCAATCAACTTTGGAAGCGCACGACGAACCAATGAAATAAGAATTGGATCGTAGTTTGAAATTGCATTACCTGTTGCGTTTGTTGGTGCAGCTTCGTTAAGCATACGAGATTCTTCTGCCATAGCGCGTTCTTGATTTTCAAGAACGATAGCTGTAACAGCGCGCTTGTATGCATTACCAATCTTGCCTGCACCTTCGTGGTCCAATACTGGAGACCACTTCTGTTCTAATTGTTCTGTAAGATACATTTAAATTCTCCTTTTGAGATATCTTATTTTTATTTATAAAATTCCATTAATTTGGAAGAGTTTTACCAAGTGCGCGAACATACTTGTTCATTGGATTATTTTCTTCTGAAATCATTGTTTGACCTTCAGTACCCGGTACAATGCTATCAAGTTCTGTCTGAGACTTGATGTTTGATGGGAAATAATTTTCGCGCAAAGTCTGAATTTTTGTTGCGAATGACTCTTCGTCAACAAACTCAACACCTTCAGAAAGGGACTTAAGCTTTTCAGCTTGAGTCACTGTCAAACCATCTGTCATATCATTGATAATTTCGTTTCTAACACTTTCAGAAAGAATGTTTGTCAATTCAACATTACGCTCAATTTCTTCATTTAGTTTTTCTTCTAGTTTTTCAACCTTAGAACCTAATTCTTCAACAACTGAAATCTGATCTTCAGGAATGTCAATGTAGTGTTCTGCAAATAGCTGGCGAAGACCAGAAATAAAATCTTCTGTTAGTTCTGTGCGGAGACCTGCTTCAATAGCAACTTCGTTTTCAGATACCCAGTTTTCTACAACATAGTTTAGGTAATCGTCAACATTGTTGGACAGTTCTTCCTTAATTGTTTCTACCTCTTCTTCTAGAGTAGCAGCATATGCTTCTTCCAGACGAGCAATCTCAGACTGCATCTTTGCTACAACAGCAGCTTCAAAGATTGTCTTTGCTTTTTCCATGAACTCTTCTGAAAGGTCTTCGCCTGCAAATAGAGCCTGAACATCTTCATTCATGTCTACTTCATAGTCGTAGTAAGGAACTTCTTCTGTTTCCTCTGCAACAAACTCAAAGTTTTCCTCAATTGCTTCTGCAATTTCATCTTCAGACATACCTTCTTCAAGGCACTGATCAATGAAAGCTTCTAGTTCTTCTGAGATTTCAATGTCTTCTTCTAGGTCTTCTTCTTCTCTCATAGGCATAGGTCTACGAACTGCGCCGCTTTGAGTTGAGTTTGCCATTTTGTTTCTTATAGGTAGATTGGATGAAGATGTTGAAACGTCTTCTACACCTTCTTCAATATCTTCTTCTTCGGCCATCATCTTTTCTGGTGGCTGTGCAGGAACTGCACCCTTGCGAGATGGAGAAGCTTGTGATGTGTCCTGCTTCATTGTAGCAGCTTTAGCGCCAACATTGTTGCCTTCACCTGGCTTCTTTGGTGCATCACCTACCAATGTAGCTTGATTGCTCATTGGAGATGGTTCAGCACCACCCTTTGAGCCACCACCTGGCTTCAATGTTGCCATATTAGGATTTGAAGACTTAGCGCCGCGATCTGGTTCTGAGTCGTTTGACTCATTCATCAAAATCGCTTTCGCCACTTCTGTTAATGACTTACCCATATGAAAATACTCCTTGTTTCTATTGTTATTTATAATTTTACAATTTTGAAATGAAATGTTCAAAAAGACGAAGACTTACTGCTTCAATCTCATTTTTAGATGCTTCTCTGATCATTTTCTTAGCACGATCAACATGAACTTGTTGCCAACCATGCTCAGTTAAAATCCATTCTGCATTTTCCATTATACCTTGCACAAAAGCATTAGGTGCTGAAGGATCAGCTACAACATCTGCTGCTGTAGCTAGTCTAAAATCATCTTGCACCAACTGATAACCGTTGGAAGGTTTAAGAGACCCTACGCCTCTTGTTGAAACACCTAAACTAGCACCACCATCTAGTAAACTTTTCACAATATTTCCGTTAGGAGTATCTAAAATTTTTGCTTTACCTATAAAGTTATTACCATCTGGATAAAGCTTTGTAATCATGTGAGACACACGATCCAAATTGATTGTCGGAGAATCAGGATGCCCTAATTCACCAAATGCACGATTTTTTGTGACATACTCACTATTGTATCTGTCAACTTCTTTGTTAAGAACACCAAAAGGATACACACGACCGTTCTTGTTCTTCTGTTCAGCCTGCATAAAGATGCCTTCAATGAACATCTCTTTCTTACCAGTCTTCTCATTCATCTCTGTAAGAAAACGGATTTCGTTTACTTCTTCTTTTATAAGCTTCATAGACCTAAAGCCTTTCTTCTTCTGATTGATCTTTGGCGCTTCATAAGAGTTCTTGTCATTTTTGTTCTACGCTTGATTTTTGCTCTTCTTGCACCCATTTTTCTTCTGCGTCTTTCTGCTGGTGACATACGCTGTAAGGTTGAACCTTGCATTCTGTAACCTGGAACATTGGATATTTTTTTGCGGCGTTGTATTTTACCACCACGAATTCTTGCTTTGACTATTTTAAATCTTGCTTCGTCTAACTGCTCTTCTTCGTTGACTTTATTGACAGTAGTTGTTCTTTGCTGAACATTTGTTTTTATAGGAGAAGCTGGAATAGGTCTATCGACTTTACCTGCTCTGTTTACCTGTGAAGAACCTTGAGTTGTTGGACCACGTAGAGGCATCTGTTCTGCTCTTGGAGGCACATACGGCTTATTTGTTCTTGCGTCAGTATATCCGCCAGCACGAGGCGCTGGAGTTTTTAGTTGTGTATTTATTTGTTGTGTTTTATTTGCACTCATTCTTTCAGAAGGAGTCATATCGTCTCTGGCCAGAGATGATGCAATGCTTGAAGCAACAGGTTTTCCTGTTATAACTCTATTTATCCATGTTGTTTGTGCTTGCTTGTAAGCAGGACTACTTGACTTAGTGCTACGATTTACCATTTGCTCACTTACAAGTTTCCACTCTTTGCCAGGATGTTTGACTGATCTTATTCTTTTTCTTGATTCTGAATGTTCATATTCCTGTGACTCATTATCTTTCTTCTTTACAGGTCCTAGATCATCACTCTCTTTCATATTCTTGTAATGTGTGCTACCTGGCTGTGATTTAGGAACCACTGTAACATTTTTTGATTGTGCTGGTCCTTTTTCAGCAGACATGCTACTATCTTTTGGATCAACAGCTTCTTCTACTTCCTCTTCTTCAACTACACCAAGTCTTACAAGATTTGATGCTGTTCTATTCATTGAATGACTTTGTTCAGCAGTCATCTTTGCAGCAGACATCTTCTTTGCTTCTTCCAACTTGACAATGGAAATATGTGAAAGTTGTTCTTCTAGAAGATCATTAGCTTCTGTATAGTTTTTGTTGATTATGGAATTAACTAAATCTCTCATGATTGTATCCTGTTGAATGCATATGGATCTGCTGTCTGCCCTGCATCATAATCTAAGCTTTCTTTTCTAATATCTAAAAATATCGTTGTGGTATCACCAAAAACAAGATTTGCTGTGCTGATTAAAATATCACCTGTAGCATTTGCTTCTGGATTAGGAATGATTGCGCCGTCGTTTTCAAATGTAAAGTCTACTGAACCAGAACCAAATGTAATGATTTCAGAGTTTGCATCGCCTTCCCACTTCAATCTAAAAGAACCACCTGTTCTGGAATATGCTTTGATCTTTCTTACAGTTGATCTATAGCTTGACTTTGGATGAGTGTTAGACTGCATAATATAACCGTTCGCATTTAGTGCAAATTGCAATGTAGACGCATCAAGCAAACGAGTATTTGCTTCCTGAGTGCCATCAGAAAGAATTACATACTTTATCAATGCTCTTTTGTTAGAGTCTATTAGTCTTTGTTCTGTTATTAAGTTTGCCATATTATTGCCTTATTGCGAATGATATTACTTTTTTTAGACTTTCATTGCTCTCGTTCATCATTTGAAGCATTTTCTTTTTGTTTTTGATATTGAGAGATTCATATAGTCTTAATACTTTGTCAGCTTCTTTACTATTTATTTCAAATAAATTTCCATCTAAATCCAATTGAACATTTTCAGTCATTGACTTTCTAAACAAACTTCTTTCCAAAGATTTGATAGCATCATCTGTTCCTCGATATGTGGGTTCAATTGTAGGTATTTTGATTGTTGAACTTTTGGTTCCAGTAAGCTTCTTTTCGCCTTTGGCTTTCTCCGATGAACCGCCACCTCTAAGTCTTGCAAGTAATCCTAGACCTGCTGCTGCGGCTGCTAACTTGGCTGCTCTACCCAATTTGCTTTTTGCATCAGTTCTGGTACCTGTGTTATTTTGAGGTTGCTTCTCTAAATCTTTCTTTTTATCAGTCTTCTTGTCCGGTTTTGGTTTCTTATCTGGTTTTGGTTTCTTATCTGGTTCTGGTTTCTTATCCGGTTCTTTTCTTACTGGAGTTCCAGGACGAGTGCGAGGATCTTCAAAAGGCTTATCTCTTCTATCAGGAGATTTTCTTTTAGGCACAACTCTCTTTGGCGGTCCAGATGGTTTTGGATCAGCTATTTCAGCTTGTTTTTTCTCAGCTTGCTTCTTCCAAAAATTCTGTGCTGAAATTTCGTTTCTCTTCTGTTTCACATCAACTTGAACATCTTGCTTGACTTTTTTCATAGTCTTTACAGGAGAATGCGCTAAAGGATTTTTCAATGTTGTGTCTGACTTTGATCTTCTCAAAGCACCAGAAGATATTCTTCTGCCGCCATAAAGTTCACCGCTACCAGTTCTTCTTGAATTTATACCACCATAAGGAATTTGTGCTGGATTAAAACCGCCGCCCGGTCCAGAGTATACTCTAGCATCTTCAGGACCTCTCTCTCCTGATGTTACTTTTTTATAAATTTCATTTATATTTACATTATTGGTTTCCTGAACTTGAAGAGACTGTCTATACTGTGATCTCATCTTAGATTGAATAGCAGGTGAATCATTATCAGGATCAATTGCAGATTTTGGTGCAATACCAGCCACGGTAAACTTAGATGACATTGGTGTAGTGTATTTTGGTTCTGATTTACTACGAGACGATGTACCTGAATTTTCACTGTTAGCTGAGCCAAAAAAGTTGTTGGCTATGCCTTTGCCGATTTTTTTGATAATGTCTTTTACGCCTTCATCTAAACGAATCTCTTCATTCACATCAGCAACACCAATTTCATTGAATGGAATTGTTACATACTTGTCGAGTGCTTGAGCATAGTAAAGACCAACTTTTTGCCCATCAGGAAAAGCACGAATTGCTTTTCTTTTTAGAACTACTACAGCAGGAATGTTTGTTACATCTTTAGCTATACCAGCTTTTGATTCCTTCATCATTACATCTTGTTTGATCTTTCTGTATACCATCTTGTCTGAAAGAACTTCGGACATTAGAGCGTCCAGCAAATTGATCATCATGCGCTTTTCTTGCGCTGTCATCTTATCTGCTGGTTTTTCCATAGCGCGTTTTAGTGCTGATAGCTTTTTAGCATCAAACAAACCTGCACGAACAAGCTGGGTAAGCTTATTCATGTCGTGTTCTTCTTTTTCAGTAATGAGATTATACTGTTCTCTTAGGTCTTTGATGCTTTTCATGATGTATTACTTTCTCTTTCTAAGCATATCTTTAGGATTTTCGTAAGTGCCACTCTTCATAAAGAACGCTCTGGCTCCACGATCATAATCACCAGTATCTTTAACTCTTTTGCCTTGACGAACTTCAACTTCCGATCCTTTTTCATCAGAATTCTTAGATTTTACTTTCCACTTTGTTCCTTTACTTGACTTTTTAGAAGCTATTGTCTTCTCATCAAGTTCTTCAACTTCTTCCATTACCTGACCGAAGTAACTTTGTGCGATATCAATCTTGCGTTCTTCCAACTTTTCAACAGCCTTTGTAGCGAGAGCGTTTGAAAAATGTGTACGCATAGCATCTAGATTGCCTTCTAGAATGTTTTCTAATGCTTTGTTTACTGACATTTTATTCTCCTGAGTGTTTAGTATATTTATAAATCTTCTATCAATACACAATGGAAAAGATTTATCGTTACCGAATCTGCTTCTGGATTTAGTATACCATAATCAATTTGATGTGGACCAGAAACAATTTTGACTTTTGAACCTCTCGGCAACATTGTTTCCAATTCGCCTCTATTAGAAGAAAGTGGATCAACATAGATAGATTTTTGACCCTTCGAAATCTCGATTTGAAGCACTACGGGTTTTTCATTGCCCCAGTCCGAATCGGTAAATCCATTAATGGCTGTATTGAAATTTATAGAAGTAGACAAATAACCTCTGAAGATATATTCACTGCCAGGTTTTATTTTTTCAGCTTTATATCTTTCACTCAGACCTGTGTATACAGTATAATCAAATGGAGCTTGTGTTTCTTCAAAAGCTGAATCTAGTGCTTCTACCATACTTTCTATAAAAGAAGCGTATTCTGGCTCTGTATCTGGATCATGACCTTTGTAAAGAAATCTATTTATAGGATCAAAAGCATCACTAGTGTATTCTTCGATTGCTCGTATTTCTTCGTCATCATACATTCCAGGCTTATAGAACTTGTATAGTTCTTTATTCAAAGCTATTGTTTCTTTGTATTTCTTGTTAAGAATCTTAATATCTTCTGCTTCTCTTTTTGACAAAACTTTTGAATGAGTATCAACTTGAGTCATTAACTCTTTGGATTTATTTGGATTACTTGTGCTTCTAGCTTTGTCATATATACTTTGAATTTCTTCTATATGTTTGTATGGCACAAGTCTATCGTTATCTACTGTATATGCTATTCTGCCTTTAGAGTCAGCATATCTGCCAAAACCCATATAAGTCAGCCCAAGTCTTCTTGCTTCTTTGGATGCGTTTGTTTTTGGTTCTGACTTGACCTCAGCAGCTAAAGATTCTGATATAAAGTCTTCAAATTTCATCATCTTACTGGTTCCATAGTATCATTGACAAATCTTCTGCGATTTGTTGCTTGTCCCATCTCTAATGGATCTATCTGATCTTTACCTGTTCCATCTTGAACGGGTTGTTGTTCAGGAGGCACTCCCTGCTGCGCTGCATACTGCTGCATCATACTCTCTTGAGGAGTAGGTGGAACCATATTAGATGCAGGTGCTTGAGGCGGCAACGGATTACCCTGATCATCTGTAGGCAATGGATTACCGTTTTCATCAACCGGAGTGTTTGCAGCTTGTTCTTCTTCTATCTGCGCTTGGATTTCTTCAATGTCTTCATCATCCATCATTAGAACATTCTTGCGAACCCACTGCATAGAATAATAACGGCCAACATACGGATCTACAGCTTGAAGAGTTGCAATACGATTCATTAATAGTTCAGACTCTTTCAACTCATCAAAGTTGTTGTCTTTCTTGAAATCGTAGTAAACATCTTCTTTGAACTCTTTCCACTCTTCTTCAGTACATATTTTCTTTAAAACAAGCTGAACACGAAGAACATCATCAAATAGAGTTGCAAACTTGTTACGAAGTCTGTCAATAAACTTTGCAAACTTAAGTTCTTCTCTGGTAATTTCCGTTGCACGACCAAGAATACCACCACCTGGTTGTTGCTCAAGACGACCAATAGGAACACCAAGTGCTTTGTATAGCTTGCGTTCAAAATACTTTACATCTTCCAACTCGCCTAAATTCTGTGCGCCAGGAAGAGTTGTAATTTCTGTTCCCTTACCGCCTTCACGACGAGGAAGCCAGAAATCTTCAAGCATGGAAAGATGCTTGCGATCATCTTTGATTTCACCTGTGCTGCTATCGTAAACAAGCTTGTTACGATACTTAGTCATAATATCTTTTAGATACTGTTCTGCTTTGATGGTTGGCATGTTACCAACGTCAATGTAAAATATACGGCGCTCAGGCGCGCGTGAGAGACGATAAATGACTGTCGCATCTTCAATCATTCTAAGATTGTTTAGTGGCTTGATAGCCTTGTGTAGATGAGAGAGAACCATCGCTCTCTTGGAATCCATTAGACCGGAATTGACATTGACGATTGCATCAACAGCAATCTTTGCACCTAAATTGGAATGTGCGCCAATAATACCGCGCTCATTGTATAGGTAGTATTCGTTTATCTTCTTGATGATATCGATTGTCGTGCGAGGATCTTTTGTTTTCTGAATTTCACGGATTTTGCGAATTCTGCGCGGGTCAATATATCTTAGTTCCAAAATGCCTTCACCCGCTCTCTTTTCGTCAATGATCACATGATAGAACATGCGACCGTCAATATACCAACGACGGAATATTTCATGCCCCATATTACCAAAGTTCAGAAGCTTTAGAACAGTATCAAACTCATCTCTGATCTTCTTCTTGACACCTTCTGGCTGCTTAAGGTCGTCCATGTTGATTTCCACAGCCTTATCTTTAGCTGTGTTTACAATTGCTTCATTAACGATTTCGTCAATAGCAGTTTCCAACTCTGGCTGCATTGACATTTCACGATACCGAGTGATAAGTTCAATTTCGTTGCGAACAACACCGTCTAAATCAACATAGGTGCCATAATAAGCACCTGATTGAATAGTTACAGCACCATCGTCATTCTGCGGTAATGCGAATGTTTTATTGACTTCATCTTGCGAAGCGTTGTCTTGCTTCGTCTTTTTTCTTGAGATTTCAAAACCAAAAAGTTGAACCACCTATTATCCTCCGGAAATAAAGAGTGGGAAGAGCATTCCCACTCTCTAGTATATATTAGATATTAGGTAGTGGTAGGTCCAGCACTGCTGATTGATCTACCTGTATCTTCCCACCACTGATATGCAAATGTTACAGCAAACTCTTCAATTGTATCGTTTGCGCCCCAATCCATTTCAATAGGTGAAAGATCAATTGGAAACATACCGATGAACTTATATTCTTTAATGATGCGTCCTGTTGTATCTGCGGTAGTAAGACCACCAGCTTTTCCGTGTTGGCGAATAAATGCGTCTCGTTGATATGTTGATGGCGAAACACGATTTAAAGCACGAACATTTTCTCTGTGAGAATTAATGAAATTCATCCATCTTTCTATAGCATTACGGACAGCAAAGTCTTCGTCATTGATGATAGTAACTGTCCATTCTGTGAATGTACGATTACCAGCAAACTTTAGTTCGCGTCCGAAGTAGTTAACAGGAACAGCGTTGACTGTTGAGCCTGGTAACTGTGCTGCGCGACACATAAAGTTAAACTTAGATTGTGCTGTAGTTATTCCTGTTAAAGCACTTAGATCATCAATAGAACACTCAAACAGATTAGGTCTTGCACCATCACCTGTCATCTGTGATCTAAATTCTGAAATGTCAAAAGCTGCCATTTTTTTACTCCTTTTTTATCTATTTATGTCTTAAAATTAAAATCTACCAACAATTTCTTCGAAGGCTACACCAGTTCTAACAGCAATAAAGTTTAGCTGGATAAAGTTGATGCTTCTTGCTGGTTTGATATAAATGTCACCGACAAATTCGTTTCTGTCGATAATTTCAGGAGTATTGTTAGTTTCATCGCAAACGACACGATAATCAAAGATACCACGACGACCCTGCACATCACGCAAGAACGGATCTACTAGAGCAACGAACTGTGAACGAGTAAACTCATCGTTGAATTCAAACAAGCTGAATTTTGCTGCTCTTGCGATTGCTTTTTCAAGAACAATGAACAGTCTGCGAACATTGATGCGATCAAATGCTGATGGACGAGCCAACAGAGTCTTATCACCATATAAAATGGTACCTTCACCGCGGAATGTTACAACTGGGTTAACACCGTTCTTGTATAGTTCGTCACGATCTGTTTTGTTTGGATTGTAAGAAAGTTTTACAACATTTCTGATTTGACCACGATTGAAACCAGCTGGTGAGAACCATGGATCACGCTCAAAGTCTGTTCTTACACATAGACCAGCAATGTCACCGTTCATTGGTACCCAACGATATACATTGTTGTATTTGTCAAACTGATATTTCCAAGCAGAATCCATTACAGCATATGATGTTGATCTGTTCAATGTGTTTCTGCGATCAATGATGTCATCTGCTTCATCACCAGCATTGTTGACAACATCAGCAAATTCAGGTGAAACAAAAGCAACAGCATCTTTACGAGTTTCAGCAAGATCAATTACAGCTTGTGCTACTGTTGTATTAGCGGCACCAGTCATGAACAATGAAACATCTGTCTCATCAGCGTTTGAGAACAAATCATAACCTAAAATACGATCACCATCTGTAACTGCACCAGAAACACCGCCACTTAGTGAAGCTGTATATTCAGGTAAGCCCTGTGCAAATGTTGTATTAGCTGCTGAAAGACCCCAAGTTGTGGTATTTGCTGCACCATTACCATTTAGTGCCTTGTTAAGGATGTAAATGTATTGTGAACGATCATTGATTACATTTACATAGTAGTTAGATGAACCATCATCATTTTTAGCGTCTGAAGCTTTGGAAATGAAAGCGAACTTTTCTAGAATTGTATTTGCTCTTCCTGAAAATACACCATCTTCGTCAATAACGATAAGATGCATTTCATCATTTTTACCATTTACATTTGTAGCATATACAGATGTTGCTGGCGGACCATCAAATTCGGAAGCATATGTCCATGTTGCTGCGTTCCATGAAGTTACTGTTGTATTGATTGTATTTGCATAAACAGAAACTTTTAGTGAGTTGCCTAGTTCACCTGCATACTTAGCTGCAAACATACCAATCAAACCATTAGCAGAAAGATCACTATATTCTGTTAAATATTGATCATTGTTCTTGATAAGAACATTTTGTGATCCTGATGTAGCATTATTTGCGATAGATGTGTTTGCTACGCGAACTAGCTTTAGATTACGAGCATATGCTAAGAAGTTAGCTGCTGTGAAAAAGTCAATGAATGTGTTATTATCTGGCTTACCAAATGTAGCAGCCAACTCAATTTCATTACTTATTGTAACTATATCGTTGATTGGACCCCACTGAAATCGACCAATATACGCACCCTCTGTAGTACCTACAGCAGGAACAATAGTTGTTAAGTCAATTTCAGATACATTTACGCCTGGTGACAATTGAAATGCCATCGTGTTTCTCCTTTACAAGAAAGATTGTTTCATTCTCTACATTATTTAGAAAAACGAGTATTTATAGCTTTGGAAACCAGTTCAGATCATCAAATGGATATAGTTTTTTACGGTCTTCTACCCATAAATCTCTGTCTGAACTATCATCAAAAGGATCATCAATACCATTGTCAATTATACCCATGGGAACAACATCCTGATCCATCAGATTGAACTGCTCTTGCTGTAGGACTTTACGAATGTCATTGTTTATGTTTTCACGGAAATACTTCTGTGCTGATAGCCAACCAAAATGTACCAGTGTCATTACCAGATCATCATTATTACCTTCTTCGGCCTTGAACGTCTTCTTGTCTGCTGAGAACGTAGTCAACTCGGTAATCATCTGAGCGTCATTTATGATAAGCTTATCACTTTCAATCAGAGTTTTCAGATTGGTACAACCAATCATCTTAGACTGGTTTGTAGTTTTTAGACCATATGCTATCTTCTTTTTGAACCCGGGTGTTTGCTGCTGTCCCTGCTTGCCTTTCATCTCAATCTTGATTAGATTTTCATATGCAAGTTCATGATGAATAATGTCTGAAACTTGAAGTCCGATAGAGTTGATTTCCACCAATACAAAAGCTTCATTGTATAACTTTGCTGTTTGCACTATGATAGTTGGAAACAGTAACGGCGAAATCTGGTTGTTTCTGTATTTTGCGACAAGACGATATGGTATTTCCGTAACATCTATAACAGAGAATGTGGAATAGTCTAGCCCCTGCCCCTCGGCCACGTCCACTGTCATTGTATATGTTCTGCCCGGTACAGGATCTTTGTAGATATCCAGTTTGCCTTCTTGACGAATAGGATTGTGCCATACAAGCGAACGAAGCTTGACTGGATGAATGAGTGTGTTTGTAGAACCGATAAACTCACACTCAAACTCTTGGCGGAACTGATCTGGAGAAGTGTTTCTAATCGTCTCTTCTTTCCACTCTTCATCTCTACCAGGCACCATGCTCCAGTGGATCTCAATTGGTTTATATAGACTGCGCTGTTCTTGTGCTTCAGTCCACATACGATAAAACAAGTTTAGACCGTTAGGTGTAGAAACGATAATAACTTTAGTTGTCTTACCAGAAGAGATGGTAGGATATGTAGACATGAAGAATGCTTCTGCGATGTTGTTTGGAACGAACGCGAATTCGTCCAGAAAGATAACATTGAACGATCTACCACGAACAGATGAACCAGAAGTGGAATCAGCGACCGCGCGAGAGCCATTGGCCAACTCAATAGAACCTTTGTTCCATTCCTTGACACCCTGCTGTAGGAATCTTGGTAGATACTCAAACGCAAGCTGAAGTCTGCCCATGATTTCTCTTGCTGTTGCGGATTTGTTAGCAAGAATGGCTACATTAACATTCTCATTGAACAGAATGAAGTGTAGCAAAAATGCAACACTGGTTGTAGTCTTACCAACCTGACGAGGAAGCTTACAAATAGAGAATCTGTTTTCATGGAATGTTGTGAGCATTTCCTTCTGAAAGTCCCACATCTCAAACGGCATAAGACCGCGGTCAACGTTGATGATACGCATATATGTGCAAGCGAAGTACACAGGATCTTGCGAACACTTGATAAACTCGTCCAGTTCAGCCTGAGTGAAGGCGTGCATAAAGTCTTCGCGCGGGAGATTCGGATTATTGTTATAACCTTTACTCACTTGACTTCTGCTTTTTAGAATGTTTCATAATTAAAATAGGTGCTTGTCTAGAAGGTATAGCTTTTTTGGCCCTATCTACATTGCCTTGCCAATAATTACGAACTTGGTCTCTAACAAAACCTTTTGTTGGAATATTGAGAGTTTTCTTTGTGGCTGCATGTGCAATTGCTTGTGCAACGCTATATCTATTTTTTTCATTACCAAATGTGCTGCCTGTAAAGTAGTCGCCCTTCTTTCGTGCTTCACCAGCAATTCTATCATGTTCAGCGGCTTCATCTGGCGTGAGAGGTTTTAGGTCATCTTGATTGATGATCTTTGCAGGAATACTTGATTTACCTTTCATCTCCGCATTTTTACCACGATTTAGACCATCTATGATGCTGTGTGTCTTACTGTTGAGGGAGTTTCCTCTACCTTCTTTTATAAACTCTCTAAATGTTTTCATATTAGTGCTTTTCTAGACTACTTGTATTCCAATTCACTTCAATAGCTTTGTGTTTCTGTTCACCGTTTTTCAAGTTTCTGGTATGAATGACTTGTGTATTATCATCCTGATCCATAACAGAATACTCATGCTTTACTTTAGGATGGCTAATTATTGTGACTTGATTTTCACCATCACCAGCACTTGTTACATCTGGTCCAACACCGTGTACATTCTTGAAATGGTTTCTTGCTATACGAACAGCTCCAGCATGACTTGGACCTCCGCCACCACCACGATCACCTCCATCATCAGTAGGAGGAGGACCACCACCGCCTATCTTTTTTTTAGGTGGTGTCAACATATTACGGAAATCAAATCCGCCCTTGCCACCCATCTTTGTTGGCGCAAATTCATTCAACTGTTGTCTAAACTCTCTAAACGTCTTCATTTTTCTGCTCCTTGATCTTTTTTAGCAAATCGGAAGGTGACCCAACAAACACAGCTTTTTCCACTGTGACATTTGGTTGTTCTTTTTTGTCATCACCTTTTAAGTCTTTTGTTTTCTTCTGAAGGTCATATAAGTCTTTCGTGGTATCAGCGATGGTTCGCATCATGGTAGCAAGGACTTCATACGCGCGAGGGCTTTCTGATTCCTTAGCTAGATCAGTCAGATTTTCCATAGCAGCATTGCCTTTATCTATCAGCGACCTAAAAGTTCTGCGAGACAGATTATAGTCAGCTTTGATATCATCATCTTCGTGTGGTGTATTGATGACTTCTACTTGCTTTGGTGGTATAATTTCCATTGCGTTTTCAATACCAAGTGCTTCGCTTAGTGCTTTATCTGTCTTACTCATTTATGTCAGGCCATTCTAAAATTTCAGTTGTGTATCCATAATCATTACCAGGTTCCGCAGTGAGAGGATCTGGCTCAATTGTAATTTTTGCAAGTTTGAGAGGTGATATGTCAAAGCTTGCAAGTTGATAGCTTGCATTAGAAGACAATGCGCGAATTGTATTGTTTGTTTTGAATTGCCCCTGCACTCCACCAAGCGCAAGTTTTCCTGTATTGGCTGACCAACTTAGAATGATGCCATATGCATTTGCAGTCTCGTAACTGTTTCCCTGATATGCGATATCATCCATGTGATATGTGCCGTTATTACCAGATTCTAGATTGATTCTTGTTATGTAGCCAGACTGTAGTGTCGGATCGTTGAATAGATTTGCGATAACTTTGCGAATAATCTTTGGATTTGTAATAGGACCATAATAGTGTGCCTTCATAGTGAAAGATAATGTCCACATGACAAATCTTACACTATCAAAGTTACCCTCATATTCAATGTTGTTGGAAACTGTGTTCAATATGATAGGAATGTCTTTGAGTACATTCAGACTTGTTACAGGATTGATTGTTACAGTATAATCAGGATTAAAATAAGGCATTATCTGCTCAATGACTTGTGTGCCATCATCTATGTTTCTTGCATATAATGTCAACTCGAAGTTCAAATCGTAAGGAACCGACATATAGGAAGACTTAGCAGATGTGCCGCTGTTTCCTTTAGCTACCTTCAACATGGAATTTTGTTTTCTAGCAGCATCATATGATATGCCTGTCAATTCAAACGATAATCGTGGTAGTCTAACTTGAATTTGCTTTTGTAGATCAGGATCAGATCGAAGTCTTGATATGTACTTTTCTTTTGGTCCATACACAATAGGAACTTTTACTCGTTCAATTTCATTACCAGTGTCTGTATTTGTGCGAACGAGCGTTATATTATTGAACATAGTTCCAAACAGAACGACATATTTTCTTGTTATTCTATGATAGAAGTGTGTACCAAACATTATGGATTTCCAAACGGATTAATTTCTGATAAGTCTATAAACAATGATGCTTCAGTCTGTAGATTTTTATTATCTGACTGATCATAGAATACATGATCACCAAGAACATCTGTGGATGTAACAGTATATGAAGCATTAGAAGTTTCACCCTTTATAACTGTTGCTGTAGCAAATGTGCCAACAATATTATGTAGTGTCAGCTTCTTTGTGGATAGATCATAGCTTGTAACAGTTGCTTTAGCATTAGCTGTTGCGACATTTGATCCTTGATATGCAAACTCGCCTTCATAGAACAGACCTGAACCAGATCCAAGAGCAAGTTCTATTGTGTAAGAATTCTGCACTTCAACTTCATCAATCTCTTCAACACCTGTTGTAATATTTTCATCAGAGAAGCGGAACAATTCACAACGCAATTCGTATATATATGGATTGCGTTTACCAATAGAGAAGAAGTTTAGTTCTTCTTCTACAAACTTTACTTCAAACAGTTTACGCATAACAGGAACATAGAACAGATCGCCCTCTCTTGGACGAGCAGCTATGTTTGATGGTACATATTTATTAAATGATCTTGCAGAAATGATAAAGTTTGATGTATCTCGAATTTCTAAACCAAATTTAGAAAAGAAGTCGCCGTCACCTTCGTATCCTTCAACGTTTGCGATATATGATTCCATAGAATAAGCGCGAGTAAACTTTGCATTGACTGATTCACCGTAGATTTCATCATCGCTGTTATAAGCATCTCTGGGTATGTAAAAACAATCATGACCCATTATCTTGATGCTCTCAACAATCAAATCTTCCAAAAGCCTTTGTTCGTTTATAACACCAGGTGAGTAGTTGTTGAAATATACGGACGTTGCCATTTTATCCTACCATAAACTGAGGTGGTTCCTCAAAGGTATCTCTTATCAATTGTTCCAGTGCTTCAATCTCTTGTACAGCTTCTTCATAGATTTGCTGCCCGTTCATCATAATACCACCAGGCAATTGCATACCCTGATACTTTTTTAGATTGTTGCCCCACTGACGCTTGATGTATGCTGTGGCCAGTTTCTTGAGCATACGATCATCATAGACTTTAGGATAAGTCTCAGGATCTACAATGACCCAACCTTCAATAACTGCCCACTCTCCAGGACTGATCATGCCCCAATTCATATCAATGTACAATTTGTTTGTATGTCTGTTGAAACGAACAGGTGTTTCACCGGAAAACAACATGTCTAGTGTACGAATGTGCTGCATTGTTAGAGCATAGTTTACATAGGATGTGCTGGTAAAGTCATAGAGTTCGTGAAGACGCAATTGATATCGCAAGTCAAACATATTGATGGTTGCGTTTGAGGATGAGATTGGAAATATCTTTGTGACACCTATGATGTTATCTGTTATAGGAATCCAACCATTAGATATGTTTTCCGATGTAAATTGATGCTTGAGATACCAACGCTCAACACCATCAAAGTGAAACTGCTGAATATACTGAAAGGCTTCGTCAATACGATCTTCTACCTGATCGTCGTCCACATTTATGTCAATGACAGGAAATCCAAGTTGGCGAAGACACCACTCTTTCAACTGTTCTCTGGATGCTGGAATGCCCATGTGTAAATACCCTCTTTATAGAGTATTTATGTATATTTACAGCTCACTTAAACCAGGGACCTACCATCCAAGTTACAACCGTAAATCTTTCGCCCTCTTCAACATCTTCAACACCGTGAAGCAGAAAAGAAGGAAATACCAAAACAGTACCTTTTCTTTGTGGTGGGTATAACTTCTCATGTCCAATTTGCAAGAAGAATTTACCTCCTTTGAAATCATCATTTAAGAAAGCGAGAACAGTCAGTTTTCTACATTCCTCAAAATTTTTTGGATCATTACTTAAAAATGTATCAATATGACCTTTATATCTACCGCCGCCGGTCGGATACTTTAAAAATTCCGACTGATTTGCTCTCTCAATATCAAATTTCCACCTTTGAGCGTTCGCGTCTAAACCCGCCGCAGCAAGCCTAGCTCCAATGCCTTTATAGACAGGAAGAACTACTCTATTAACATTTCTTATTGTTTTATCAATAGTTCCAGTAGTTCCTCCGCCAACACCAGCCTCTTCATCTGGCGCAGTATTATACAACTTAATCAACATATCACAATCTTTTTCAGTGAGTATATCGCTATATAACCACATAGTAAGATCATCATTTGCCGGCAGATTTAGTTTGCCGCGTTTGTCATATATCCATTCTTTGTGTGGTCCATTTGCATCTACATAATGTAGAAATACTTGTGCTTGCCATTTACCTTCTTTATATTCGTCACGCCAATGATACATTTCACAGCCTCGATAAAGCATTGCATCGCCAACTTTCATTTTGAGTTCGCTGACATCATCTGCATATACAGTATTGTCATGTTCATCAACTCTTGATGTATTAGTTGGATTATCTGAAGGTTTACCAATATAAATTGGCCAAACATCACCCTCAAAATCTAAAGTCAAAGTAGCACTTACTTCACAAGAAGGGCGATCACGATGGATTTTGAGAACTTCACCTGGTTCATACCATCTTGCATAAGCATAAGTTGGTAGTAATTTTAAACCTGAAGCCTGTTCAAAATGTGGTAGCAAATCAACAAGCAACTTATCAAAGGTAACACTATCTCTAATAGATTTGCTTTTTGGGCATTGTGGATCAAACCAACCTCGATTGTTAATTTCATTCTTCAATGCGAGAGTAAGTTCTTCACAGTTCTTCTTGTCAAGAAACCCTTCGAGATGCACATAACGATGTGTTTCATACTGTTCAGCAGTATTCATAGTATATTCCTTTCATAACGACTGTAATGCAATTATTCAGTTGGTTCTTATATAACTGATTCTGGCTTAATATATAGTTGCCCTTCAGAGTAGTACCATTTATCGGCAGCACAGTCATCTGGACAATCTATCCAAAACAAAGGCGGGGCAACTGGAAATTCTGTTTCCTCTACCTGTGCTACTCTTGAGCCAAGTTCAGTGTCATCATAAGAATAAACTTTTTCATTTGGTGATATTAATGCTTTCATCAATAAAACTCCTCAACAACAACTATACCCTGAGCACCAACGCCGTTGGGCGGCGAACTGCCGGATGACGGATTCCGCCATCGACCAGACGCTCCTCCGCCATATAAATTACCGCTATTGGGGCTGATCGAACCGCCGGTCGGTGAATCTTGACCACCTTGTGTGCTGCTTAACACTGCTGCCGCGCCGCCAGCGCCTGCTATTGCCACGGTGGGGTTGGCTAAGGTTCCACTTCCTCGCCCTCCTGGTATATTAATTGTTCCTCCTGATCCGGAACCGCCGCTACTACCTGCGCCTCCTCCGCCTGTTGCACTACAAAAGGCACCAAAAGAAGATGTTCCTCCTGTTGTCACTGGTACTGAACTAACACTTCCTCCTAAACCTACAGTAACAGTGACAGGTCCAGGAATGCTTGGAGCAGGTATATATGACATAGAAGTTCCTCCACCAGCAGCGCCATCCTGCCGGATCCCGGCGCTTATAGGTCCGCCATTGCCGCCTCCTCCACCAACGACTGTGACTTTGATAGCTTTCAATTCTGCAGGTTTTGTCCAAGTACCATTTGCAGTAAAAACTTGCATCACATAGTTACCACCAACTGATAGTGCAGAACCGTTTATCAATATAGCAGATGTATTGATTGCACCGTTTACATCAAGCTTGACGTTGTTACCCACTGTGCTGGTTGTACGATTAACGAGAACATTGCCTAAAACCGGCAAATTACCGGAAAAAACAGCGCCTGAAGTATTTGCTAGTGCAGAGTTTGCTTTGCCGAATGCAGCATTAGCAGTTAAATGTGCAGCATTGGCATGAACTCTGGCAGTATTAGCTTGGTTAAATGCTGCATTAGCAGTTAAATGTGCAGCATTAGCAGTTAAATGTGCAGCATTGGCATGAACTCTGGCAGTATTAGCTTGGTTAAATGCTTCACTTACAGATAAAGTTGAACCATTGATAAGTACAGCAGATGTATTGATTGCACCGTTTACATCAAGCTTGACATTGTTACCTACTGTTGATGTTGTGCGTCCAATGAGAACATTGCCTGTATCATCAAAACGGATTTTTTCAGCATCCGCAGTGTTTATTGTTACGGCTGTTCCGTTTGCTTGAATACTTTTTGTTCCTGTTGAATCAAAATGTATGTTGGCGACTTTTAGTGTTGACATTTCCTACTATTCCTGTTGTTTATCTTATTTATATGCCTTCGTCATGTTCTATCGACTTATGACAATGATTAGGGTCGATCTTATCAGCCAGCCAACAAAACCATCTGCACAAAATGCATGTGCTTAATATTTTAGCACACCTTGAAGATATTGTTTCGTCAGGATTACCACCGAGTAAAGTATTGCCCAGCTGGTCAATCGAAATCAATATATTCCAAAGGTAGTTACGAATCATGGCCAGTACGCAGTGTTTGCCCAATCTTCTGGAATTGGATCCATGTCTTTCAATGCTCTAGCAGCAAAAATATGCGATCTTTCGTGTTCTGCTGCTGTTTGCCCAAATGAAATAACAGTTGGTGAATCCATCTGAACGATAGAATTATCTTGTGCGATCCATGAGAAAGGTTCTGTGCCACCATGCCATAGATAGTTGTTTGCTTGTGCGCCCTGTGAAACTGCCATGAAAGCAAGTAGTGCAGCACCCGAGATACGCTTCTGATCTTCTGGTCTGCTGTCAAACATTATATCATTAAACAAAAATCCTTGAGCGATCAGTTCATCTCTATATCCAGTGATAGAATCAAGTGTTTTAGTTCTTTTAGCAGCAAGTTCAGCAGCGATCTCTTCTGAAGTTTTGTCTCTAACAATCCAGTCAATCGCTTGTGAATTCCATTCCAAAACTTGTGTATCAGTAATAGTTGGCTTATCAGATACTTCAGTGTATCCAGCGTCAGTAATTTCTTCTGCTGTAAATGAAGTCGGATCAGTTCTTGTTCTACCATCAGACAATCTAATTCTGAATGGTATTGTTTGTGGATATGCGCCGTTGTATGAATATAGTGCCATTATCTTATTTCCATTTACCTAAAAGCAACTGTTGTTAAAACACCATATGTAGAACCTGTTGCTGATATTGAAAGCGTTCCAGTTGTTAATGCTGTAGTAGAAGCACCTTCCAAATAATCATTGCTCTTTGTATATGTATATCGTTCTGTGGTATTTGTCCAGTTAGCAACTCCATTACCAACACCTAAAGCAGATATAACATAATCTCCTGCATTAACACTTATATTTGTAGTATATGTAGTTGTTGTATTGTTGTGGGCGTTATAAACAGGAGATGTGACTGTAGTTACATTTAATAGTCTAAATATTCCTATTGCTATACCATTGGTAATCGTGCCATTAAATGTCAGTGCAATGTTTGCTGTAGTTCCAGAAGGTACATTAGCATATATTATTGCACTTCTTTCATAACCAGCAGCGTTGCTTGTTTGTAAAAGAGTTGCGCTCACACCACCAATAGTAGCAGAACTTAATAATCTGCCGGATGCTCCTGCATTCCAACTAACTGTAACAACAACTGTTCTATTTGTGTCAGCATCACCTATGTTAACAGAATTAAATGTATAGCTAGAACTTGTGCTTCCTACAGAAGTTGATGTTATGTACGATGCTGAGAACAAATTTGTTCTTTTAGGAAATTGAATCGTTGATCTGAGGTTCCATATACCTTTAGCTTTTGAATAGTCAAGATCAGCAATAGTTTCAGGAGCAGCAACATTCTCTGATTTGAGATCATCCCAATTGTTGAAATATCTTTTTCTGCCTTTAAAAAACCCACCAAATCTACCTCTGCTCACACCGATAATCCTTCTATAACAGCTTGTAGATTAAAAATTCCAGAGTTTAAAATATATGACGGAGTTGATGAAAATGTAAAATAGAAAGATTGCATAAACTGAGAGCCCGAATCTCCAATATCACCAGTAACATTGGCAGGAGTATCACCTTCGTTGTATAATATGTAATACAGTTCAATAACGTCTCTGCCTGACTCGTCATCACAAATGATAACAGAAAAACCATCAGGCGTATCCGTGACATTTAATGCATTATTATTACTTCCTCTTTGCCCCATCGCAAAGAACCCAATAATCGGTCTTGCTGTTTCTGCGCTCATACTTAAAGTTTGTGTACCTGGATTGCCAGTAGTTGCTAGACCAGCAGAATCATTTATCGTGACACCTGTAATAGTACCAGCATTTGGACGAAATACAGCACACAACATAAAGTGATTAGTAGTTGTTCCGTCAGTGCTAGTAACAGTAGTTCCGGCATCACCCGCTTGTAGTATTCTATAATATGTCGTGCCTGTTATGTTAGAAAAAACTGAATCTGATCTAATGAGCGTCCAACCAGAAGGAGCAGATAATGTTCCAGCAGTATCTTCATTGTCTACTATAATCGCAACATCTCCAGCTTGTGCGCTGGCTGGTATGGTTACATTAGGTGTGTTTGTTCCTGTAGAACTAGCAACAAAAGACATTGCGGTTAATGCGTTTTCGCTTCTATAGCTTTTTGTTACACCAACAAAACCACCGTTAAGATATACACTCTGTAAAGGCATAGATTACGAAATTTCCTCATAACTACAAATTGCTTCTAGATCACCAGCTGCTGATGCTGTACATCTAAGTGCATCGCCTTCTTCAAGATATATTGCTGTTTCTTTTGAAATGACAACTAGTGTAGCATCTGCTGGTACAGTTATTGTACTAGCAATAGAATAAGCACTACCGCCTCTAAACAAATCAACTGTAATATCAGCAGCATTAGTGCCATCTATGTTTGATATAACTAGAGAATTTATTTTATATACTTTACCGGAAGCTGCGTTGTTAGTTACAACGGCAGTAGCTGACGTAGTAACTGCCAGTACTTCTGTATTACCACGAATTGTTGTTACATTGACTATGTTTGGCGCTGCCATATTTTCCTCTTATCCAAAAACGATTGCCATTGCGATTGCTTTACCTGTTGATACCGCTGTATTGGCTTGATCAAAAGCTGCTGAACCAATTGTTGCTGCTGTATTAGCTTTATCAAAAGCTGCTGAACCAATTGTTGCTGCTGTATTAGCTTTACCAAAAGCTGCTGAACCAATTGTTGCTGCTGTATTAGCTTGACCAAAAGCTGCTTGTCCAGTTGTTAAAGCAGTATTAGCTTGTGCATAAGCAAGATTTGCTGTGTTAAATGCTGCGGTGGGTGCAACACCAGAAATAGTACCTGTAAATCTAGGTTTACCACTAAACAATATTTCATCGTTTGCTGACTGTACTTTGATAAAACCAGACGAGGCATTACCTGTTGTAAAAAGTAAAGGTGTTGTGTTATCGCCGGTTGTTATTTGTGATATAGATAATGTTGACATGTTATACTATTGCTATTCTTGCGTTTGCTTGTATTGTTAATGTTCTGTTTGCTGCAACTGTGATTGGACCAGCAGCAAGCGCGTTATTACCTGAGTATATAGTTGTGTTCGTAGTTAGCGTATCTGTATGAACACGGAAGATGTCACCAAGTCCAGTTGCGATTCCTGTATCTCCATTATTGCCTTGGAAATATCCGCCGCCACTAGCACCCTGAATACCTTGTGTGCCAATAGCGCCCTGAGTTCCTGTTGCACCCTGAGTTCCTGTTGTACCTTGACGACCTTGAATACCCTGTGCACCAGTAGTACCTTGTGATCCAGTTGATCCAGTAGCACCTTGACTTCCTGTAGCGCCTGTTGTTCCTTGAGTGCCTGTAGTACCTTGTGATCCAGTTGATCCAGTTGCACCTTGAGTACCAGTAGCACCTTGTGTACCAGTAGCGCCTTGTGATCCAGTAGCACCAGTTGTACCCTGACTTCCTGTAGCACCAGTTGATCCAGTGGTACCTTGACTTCCTGTAGCGCCAGTCGTACCTTGTGATCCAGTTGATCCAGTAGCACCAGTTGTACCCTGACTTCCTGTTGTACCTTGAGTACCTGTAGTACCTTGACTTCCTGTAGCACCAGTTGATCCAGTGGTACCTTGAGAACCAGTTGCACCAGTTGCACCAGTTGATCCAGTGGTACCTTGAGTACCTGTAGTACCTTGACTTCCTGTAGCACCAGTTGATCCAGTGGTACCTTGAGAACCAGTTGCACCAGTTGATCCAGTGGTACCTTGAGTACCTGTAGTACCCTGAGAACCAGTGGTACCTTGAGAACCTGTTGTACCTTGACTTCCTGTAGCACCAGTTGATCCAGTAGCACCAGTTGTTCCTTGTGATCCAGTAGCGCCAGTCGTACCTTGAGATCCAGTTGATCCAGTAGCACCAGTTGTACCCTGACTTCCTGTAGCACCAGTCGTACCTTGAGATCCAGTTGATCCAGTAGCACCAGTTGTACCCTGACTTCCTGTAGCACCAGTTGATCCAGTAGCACCAGTTGTACCCTGACTTCCTGTAGCACCAGTTGATCCAGTGGTACCTTGAGTACCTGTAGTACCCTGACTTCCTGTAGCACCAGTTGATCCAGTGGTACCTTGATACCTTGAGTACCTGTAGTACCCTGACTTCCTGTAGCACCAGTTGATCCAGTGGTACCTTGAGTACCTGTAGTACCCTGAGAACCAGTGGTACCTTGAGAACCTGTTGTACCTTGACTTCCTGTAGCACCTTGAATGTTTGTTGGACTACCATTGATGAAGAATGCTGTTGCATTTACACCACCAACAACATCAACCTTATAATTAGCATCTGATCTACCTACAGCAACATTACCGCCAAATTCTGCTAGTGTGACTAGACCACTTGCATCAACTTCTAATGAAGGAATACCAGAAACGTCATTGACGCT